CCAAAGCTGTTGTTGGCCCAGGACAGGCATTTCACCAATCACTGGCTGGCTGCTGGTGAGCATGGCATGGGCCACCGCTCGGAAGCCAACATCGTCGAAGGCTGCAACTTCATCGTACTCGACGTGGACGGTACTGCATCGCTCCAACTGGCTCGAAGCGTGCTGGAAGACTACAAGTACTATATCTACACCACCAAGAGCCACACGGATACCGATCACCACTATCGGATCGTGATGCCACTGACCCACAAGGTGAAGCTCAACCGTGACAACTTCAGCAACTTCATGCGCAACATCTACAACTGGCTTCCGTTCGAAGTCGATGTTGCCGCCAAGGATCGTTGCCGCAAGTGGGCATCCAATCCAGGCCAGCTTGAAGAAAACGATGGCCTCTTGCTTGATGCGACCCAGTTCATTCCGAACACGGTGCGTCAGGAAAAGCTTTCCCTTGCTAGTGAAGGTCTGAAGAATCTGCCAGCACTGGAACGCTGGTTCGCTCTCCAGATGTCCGCAGGCAATCGCAACAACATGCTGGCTCGCTTTGCGTTTGTATTGGTGGATCAGGGGATGAGTCTCCCCGAGATCGAAACGCGAGTGATCCAGCTGAACAATAGCCAGAGCGAGAAGCTCTCCATGGCCGAGATCCAGCAGACTGTGCTGCGTTCGGTCGCTCAACGGATCCAAGCACGAGGTACCATCTGATGGAAACCAACAACAAACTGACCATCCTCATCGAGGGTGTGTCGGGTGGCGGTAAGTCCTCTTCCTTCCAGGACATTCCCGTCGATTTGCAGAAGCATGTTCTGTTCCTCAATGCCGAAGGCAAGGAACTCCCGTTCGCACATGATTTCTGTGAGTTCAAGATCACCGATCCGCACCAGGTGACCGCTGCAATCAACCGCATCATCGAAGGCAAGCCGTTCAAACACAAGTCGGGTGAAGAGATCCACCCAAAGCTGGTGGCACTGGACAGCTTCACCTTCCTGATGGATCAGTTCGTGTCGCTCTACATCAACACTGCCGAGGATACTCGTGGTGCATGGGGCGACTATGCTAGTTTTATCCGCACTCTGATGCTGGAAAAGGTGGCCAAGCTGCGAATCCCGTTCGTGGCAACAACCCACATTCTCCAGAGTGACGACATGGAGCACATGGAAAAAGTGTCCCGTGCCGCGATTCAGGGAGGCATCGGCAAGGGCAACGGACTGGAGTCCTACTTCACCACCGTGGTTTACGCCAAGCAGTTGCGCCTCAAGGACATCGAACCGTTCCTTGCGGACGCAACCATGCTAACTCTCACCGAAGAAGAAAAGTTCGACGAGAAGAAGCATGTGTTCGTGACACGTCCCGCCAAGCAACACAGCGGTGACCGCATCAAGAGCCCGCGTGGGATGTTCAGTACGAAAGATCTGTACATGGACAACTCCATTCCCCAGCTCATCACCCACATCAACAACTTCTACCAAGGTTGAAACCAAAACTCATGACAAATCCCAACGACTTCCTCAACTTCAACACCGGTGGTGCCAAACAGGAAACCGAATCCGTCGGTGGCGGGCGCACCCTCTTCGATTCGGCCATCTACCCGGCGAAGATCAAACAAGCCTACCTGGATGCGTACGACAGCGGTGCTCGTTTCGTGAGCATTACCCTCGACATCGGTGGCAAGGACTACGAAGAGCGTCTCCTGCTCACCAATGGTAAGGGTGAGAGCTTCTGGAATGACAATGACGGCAATGCCCAGCAGTACAGCGGCCTCACCCGTTTCGAAGAACTGGCGTTCGCTGCCGGCTTCCCGAACCTGCCTGCATTGGCTCCGACCCAGGGCATGATCCGGGCTTGGGACAAGGATGCGAAGGCATTTGTCCTGCGCCAGCATGCGACTGTACTGACCAGCCTCAAGGACAAGCAAGTCGCGGTTGCGATCATCAAGATCAACCAGAACAAGCAGAAGAAGAACGCTGTCACGAACAAGTACGACAAGCTCAACGAGGCGGAAGAGATCAACCAGATCGACAAGTTCGCCAACCTCCAGGGCCAGACCCAGCTGGAAGCTGCCAAGAACGTGAACCCGCCGCAGTTCATGGAGGCCTGGAAGGAGAAGTGGTCAGGCAAGGTGAAGGACAGCTACAAGACGCAGAAGAATGCGCCGTCCAGCGGAACACCGACTGCTGCTGGTGGTGGTGGTTCCGGTGGCGCTGCTGCAGCCGACAACTTGTTCGGTTGATCAGATAGTCATGCAGCTTATAGCTGATACAGTCAGAGAGCTGCTTGACTACAATCCTTCCACTGGAGAACTTCGGTGGAAGGTTTGTAGAAATAATCGTACACCGATAGGTCAAATAGCTGGGTATCTTAGTGACGAGGGGTATCTTGTCATCGGGCTTTTCAAAAAGAATTTTCAAGCCCATCGGGTTGCTTGGCTTCTGTACTACGGTGTGTGGCCGGAACATCAAATAGACCACATAAACCAATGCAGAGCTGACAATCGGATACACAATCTCCGAGACGCTACCCACTCTGTAAATCAAAGAAATCGTCGTAAACAAAAAACAAACACATCAGGCTTCAATGGAGTGAGTCAAACAGTATCAGGTAACTGGATTGCCAGAATACGTCTTGGCGACAAGACGGTAAATCTAGGTACCTACCCCACCATCAAGGAAGCAGCAATAGCCCGTGCAAAAGCTGATGCTGTTAATTCCTTTCATCAAAACCATGGTCGTTGACCATAAAAGGAACTATTTTGCGAGTTACTCTCACCCAAGACGAACTGTTCGAGGCCATCTCCGAACATCTGCGTGACAAACTCAACCTGGACAACACGGCTTCCATCGAAATCAGCTTCACCGCTGGTCGTAGCCCGAAGGGCTACACTGCTGACGTGGAGATCACTTACCCGAAGTCGCCGCTGGCTTCGAAGATCACCGCCAAGCCGCACAACGATGACGAGATTGTTTCGGCTGCCAGTGCTCAGGCTGCCGTGGCTGCCACTACCCTGACTGATGCCAATGCCGCTGCTATCGATGTTTCTTCGGCGGTGCCGAAGGACAATCTGTTCAGTACCTGATCCAAGTTCAAAAACTCCGTAGGTGGAGCTGAGATCCCCGGTGCAATTTAGGCCGGGGATTTCTTTTAGTGCTGCCGCATGCACCCTTGCAGGAATGATCGCCAAAGCAGGATGACTCCCCCATCCGGGCTCGGCGGGCGAGCCTGTGAGGGTGCAGCCGGTAGCACTTAACCCAAGAGATCAACATGTCTAATCGTGCAACAGCAGTAATCGTCGCTGATAGCATCAGCCCCGCTGGCATCCGTCTGACTACATTCCAGCTTCGCTACTGGCGTCCGATCCACAGCGAACTGATGACCCACCGAGTCTTCTCTCGCAACGCTGGCTCAAGCCGAGCCAGGCCATCCAAGGCGATCATCGAACAGGTTCGGAATGAGCCATGGGGGCCAATCCACTGGGGAGCCGATCAAGCTGGTATGCAGGCTCATCAAAAGCTGACAGGCAATGCCTTTGCCATGGCCAAGATGGCATGGATGGATGCTGCTGAAGGCGCTGCCAACATGGCACAACAGATGTACGAAGCTGGTGCCCACAAGCAGATCGTGAATCGCCTGCTCGAACCGTTCACGTACATCGATGTGCTGGTGACGGCCACTGATTACGCCAACTGGTTCGCATTGCGTGACCATCCAGATGCTCAGCCTGAGATCCGTGAACTCGCTCAGCTGATGCGAGCCGAATACAACCAGCGCATCCCGCACGAGATCCACATGGGTGAATGGCATCTGCCGTACATCGACAATCATGATTGGCTTGCTGCTGAGAAGCATTGCCAAATTGGTCGTATTACCCAAGACATACCTTCATACAAGGAAAAGCTGGAGATCATTCGCAAGATCTCTGTTGCTCGTTGCGCTCGTGTGTCCTACAAGGCATTCGACGGCACTGTCGCACCGATAGCCAAGGATTTGGCATTGTTTGAGCAGTTGTTGGTAAGCCAACCTTTGCATGCGAGTCCTGCTGAGCATCAGGCGACACCTGATGACATGCAATGGATCCAGCGAATCGCAGTGGCATCGCCGGAAGATTATGATGCCGGCGACGATGACGAGAACGTCCTGAGCACTGACCAGGAATGGATCAACCCCGAGTTGCACGCAAACTTTACGGGATGGAAACAATTCCGTAAGATGCTGCCCAACGAGTTCGTACCAGGATAAGCCGCGTTCTCCCCCCGAGTGTACGCGGTAAATCGGACACCTCACCGTGAATTAAGGAGGTACAAGCTTGCGGGATGAAAGGCCTCCCGCGCCACTTAAAAGCTCGGAAGGCCCCTCAGCAATGAGGGGCCTTTCGTTTTTAGAAC